CTGGAAGAACGGTGGACTATTGGAGAAGAGAACCATACCCCTTAGAACCTACGACGACAACCCACTTGTTCCTATTGCCGCTCTCTACTACTCTAGAGTGCCAGACAAACCAATGGACGGATACTCTACACTATCCCGTGTATACGACCAGATCTTTGAAAAGAACATTATTAGAACCTTCTGGGCTAATGCTATTAGGCGGGACAGCAGACAGTATCTAGTTAGAGAAGGAATAATGGATGAAGAGGCTTTGGCTAAGGTTACCGCAGGTGTGGATGGTGCTATTATTCCTGTTGATACTGATGACCTTGCTGGTGTCATGCGGGAAGTTCCAGTTACAAACTTATCCACGAACTTTGATCGTTACCTTAACATGGTAGAAAGCGATATTCAACGAGGTTCTATTATTGCTCCGTTTACTAAGGGGGAGGCTACCAGAGCAACTGCTACAGAGGTAACAGCCCTAGCACAATACACCGCTAGTGAGATAGGTCGCATGGCTAGAGAACGAGACGAAGCCATTGAAAGCATTGCTGATATCTTTATTCGTATGATGGTCTTTACCCTAGAAGATGACGAGAAGCCTGTTATTATGGTAAAGAAAGAACCTCGCTTCGTAAGGTCAGAAACTCTTGACCATGACTTCCGTTACTTTGCCTTAGACCAAGCAGCAACACCACTTAGTAATGATCTAAAGAAGAGACAGTTGCTTGAACTCTTACCAGTTCTTGGACAACTTGGTGTTGACCCCAACAAGATCCGTGAAGAAGTTATTCGCATGTTTGATCTACCTGAAACTTTCTTGGAGATAGAGAAGCCTGAAGAAGCATCTGTTCCTAAGAGATCTGGGGCAGAAGCCCTACAAGAGCAGCCCACTACTGATGCTCAAGCCTTGGCACAAGAACTTGTAGCACAAGCACCTACTATCCCCCTACCAGTACCGGAGTAAAATGAATGCCTATCTATGTTTATAAATGTATCTGTTGCGGACAGAAAGAAGATATTATCAAGCCTATCAGCCGTATGGATGCTGAAGAAATATGCGGCGAGTGTAACCTCGTTATGAAAAGACAAATAACTACACCAGCCAAGACAGCCTCTCTATGGGGTGTTGACTGGAGAGATGGGTTATCTGGTAATGGCTATTACTCTCGGGCTCTTGGTCGTTCTGTTAGTTCTAAGCGAGTAGAGGAAAAAGAAATGAAAGCCAAAGGCTTTATCCCTGAAAGCGAACTAGGTGCTCATTACATTGACGACAGACTAGAAAAAGAGAAACAAGAGAAAGACGAACAAGATGCTGTAAACAAAACTTACAAAGAAAACTTAACCAAGTTTAACGGTGACAAGATCAAAGCAGTCACTGAAACTTTCCCAGCCCACGAAATGCTAAAACAAGAATAAGGAGACATTACTATGGCGAAGAAAATGGAAATGGATATGCTTGATATGGAAGGCATGTCACCAGAAAAAATGGAAGGCGAAGCAGCCCTTATGGTTGCTGTCCAAGGTGTAGAAGATGCTGAACAGGAATACTACAGCGAAGCAGCACCTATGGGAGACTTTTCCAAGTCTGCCCTAAACTCACTAGTAGCGGCACACAACCGACTACTACCCATGTTTGGTATTGAGGAAGAATATCCCCAGTTTGCCAAAGATGAAACTCAGTTCCCTGAAGAGTTTGTAAAGCAACTAATGATGGTACAGGCTGCTGTCGGAGATGCTGTAGCAGGAGATATCGTAGATGCCGAAATGGAGTTTGAACTAGGCGATGCCGTAAGAGACGACCGTGATGTATCTATGCTTGCTGGTAAACTAAAAATGCTAGCCAACTCCAGAGACTTTCGCCAGTTCCTTAAGGAAGGAGTTGGAGAAGAAGAGGATGAAGGAATGGCTGAAATGGGAGAGATGGAAACTGAAGAGACTGAAGGAGAAATGTCTGAAGAAGAAATGGACGAACTAATGATGGCAAGAATGTAATGCCTATCAAAAAAGTCAAGGGCGGCTATAAAATAAAAAATGTAGCGGGCAAGTCTAAAACAAAAGAAGCCGCCAAGAAAAGACTTGCCGCTATCAAAATAAACCAAAACAAAAGGAAGAAAACAAAATGAGTGAAGAAGTAACTGAGACTGTCGCAGACACCACCGAAGTTGCAGAGACCATAGTAGAAGATGTACCAGCCGAAGTTGTTGATACATTTGACATTGATGCTCTCATTGCAGCAGAGTTTGGTGACGACCCTGTAATGAGTGGAGAACATAAGATAGGTGTGCCCTATCAGGAAGTTCTCAAACATATCCCAGAGAACGGTAGAAAGGTTATCCAGAACCTTCGGTCGTCTTACTCCCGTAAAACACAGGAGTTAGCAGACCTTCGTAGGGAACTTGAAGCCGAACGAGAAAACTTAGTTCGTCAGCAAGCAATGCTAACCAATAGCGACTGGGCTAAACAAGTTGCTCAAAAGGCAGCAGACACTACCGAGAACGACATTTGGGATACTAATGGTAGACAGGCTGAAATAGAACGGCAGGCTGCTATCATGATGCAGAAGACCCTAGCCCCTCTTCAGCAAGAACTAGCACAAAAGCAGAGACAACTTGAACTAGATCGTTTTAAAACTACTAACCCAGATCTAAAGGAATATCGTATAGATATTGCTAAGATGCTTATTGAACGACCTGAACTAAAGTTGGAAGATGCTTACACTCTAGTGAAGGCTAGAAAGGTTGCTGCCCAGAAGGAAGAAGTTGCCGCTGAAAAGAAGGCTCGTCGTGCCGAAAGCCGTGAGGGACTTTACAAAACCTCTAATGGTAAGAGAGTAAACTCCCGTGGTATGAAGAACCCGCAGTTCAAAGATGCTTGGTCTGCTTATCAGTACCACCGTTCTCTGCAACAGAAAGGATCATAAAGATGGCTAAGAAGAAAGCAACAGCATGTAACAAACCCCGCCGTATCAAGAAGGGCGAGGCTGGTTATGGTAAGAAGAAGAAGGTAGTTACCGCTTGTTCTAAGGGCAAGAAAAAAACTATCCGCTACGGAGATGCCAAAATGAAAATACGAAAAAGCGAGCCCGGTAGAAGAAAGTCTTTCCGAGCCCGCCATAAGTGTGATAAACCAGAAGGTAAGAATAAACTTACTGCTCGTTACTGGTCTTGTAAGGAATGGTAGTTAGATAGCCTGCTTTCTTATCGCCCTTTTTAAACCAAACATAATAAGCCGTCCCTTCTTTGTTTAGTCGTTGGGATGGCTTATTTTCTTTTACATAATGGGCTAGGACCGAGCAGTCATAAACATGAAAGGCTTTCTCTCTTTCTGAGTAGACTACATACCAGTCTATGTCTTTATGGTGTGCTCTCCAGTCTGCTATCTTACCAGCACCAATAGTGTAGGTTTCAGCACAGAACTTATCCCAGCCACCTTCAGGACCACCAGCGGCTAACTTTATCTCCGCTGTCTTGGGCTTACCATTTACTATCATATTGAAGTCCCAAGGTTGTTGCCACCAAACGGTTTCCATTATTTTACTTACTACACTACAGTTGGTACAGGTTTTATACCAACAGGCTTCAGCAACCTTGCCTTCTGCCAACTTATCTTCAAAGAACTTTCTATCAAACTGCATCTCATGATACCTCCAATAATAAGAGCAGTCGTCAACCGAATACTCTGTGAGAATGCAGTAAATAGGTAGCCCAAAAAAATAACCTGAAAAAAAGTGAAAATACTTGACAGGTTATTAATAGGTAGGAAAGTGTTTCCTTTCGTGCTGAACCTAACATGGTTACCGACGATGAAAAACACAAAGCGACCTCTCGTAAGAGAACACTCGTCCAATGTTATTTATTTTCAATAAACCATAAAGTTCATATAAGGAGACAAGAACAATGGCTATTTCCAATGATCTGCTCTCTTCCACCCTCTACTCTATTAGAGATCAGGAAGTTGACCAGTTGTACCGTAAGACAGCCTTCCTAGCCTGTGCCCAGCAGTTTGGCGGCATTGACTATGAAGATGGAGGTATCAAGATCCAGAGACCTCTAAGTGTAGTTGACC